CAGCTTGCGGCTGAGGTCGCTGAAAGCGCCAACGGTCTTGCCGCTCATCGTCACCTGATCGAAAGCTGCTTGGCTTTCGGTAGGCGAGCCAGACTCAGCAACCCAGTAAGCAGTTGCACCGCCGGTAGCCCGGGGGATTGCGATGTTGCCTTGCAGGCCGGTCAGCATCTGAGTGCCGAGGCCCATGACCACTGCTTTGTTGCGCAGCAGGTCAATGAAGTTGGCGGAAAGCAGATCCGTGGCGACGGTGTTACCGCCAGCGGTAGCAGTACCAACGTTTAGGTCGCGCTTGAGAACCTCAGCGGGCACCATGATGCCGCGAGACTCTTTGCCCATTGCGTAGGCAGCGGCCTCGCTGACCTCATACTCGAAGCGGGCAGCCTCTTGGGCTTTCCGATCGGTGGGGTGAGCAAGAGCGTTGATGGCACGGAGGAAAGAGAAGTTGCGAACTTCCTTTTCGGTCAGGCCGATCTCAGCGGCTTTCTCGCTGACGGGCTTCTGGACAGAGCCAAGGCGCTCCAGAACAGCGGCGCGGGCATCGTCGATGGACTTGCCACCGCGAACCAGCTCGCCTGCCAGGTCGTTGAGGTTGTGCTTATCGCACAAGGAAGTGATGCCAGAGATGCGGGAGCGCTCAGCCTCGGCGGCTTCGGCCCGCACCACTGCCAGATCAGGGGTGGTGTTTTCCATTGCAGGAATGGGATCAGGTTGAGGTGCTGCCGGAGCAGCAGGTTGGGTTTTGGAATCGAGCGAACGCCCGAACCCAACTGACGGATCAGCTGGGATCGCAACGGTGCTCAGTTCCAGAGCAGACCATGAAGTAGCGATGAAATCGCCACTGCCCCGCTCTTCCATCTTGTTGATGGAATAGCCAAAACTGACATTCCGCAGAATGCCGTCTTGGACATCACGCAAGATTTCTTGCGCGAAAGGATTGCGGCTGAACCGCACGCGGGCGTAGCCACGACGAGATTTGTCGTCGATGTACGCACGCTCCACAACTCCGATCACTCGATCGGGGTCGTGGTTGAACAACAGCGGAGCGCCGTCGTTCAGGCGACTGAGGTCAGCAGCGCCTCTGTCGTGACTCAGGATTTCGTTCCCGAAATACCGGGCCACGGCGTACTCAGAACTAAACGGGAACTCAAAAGTCCGCTCGTCTACATCGTCAAAGGTGGTGACCTCGGCCCGCTTGTACTGGCCCTCTAGATCGCGCAAGTTCAATTCCGCTGCAGGGGTTTCCTCTGCAATGGTCACTGTGACTTGCCCCTCAATTTCTTGAGCCTCGGCAGTTTCCATCGGCAAGACAACTATTGCCTAAATTTTATCGGTTTTAGATTTCGGCCTCTGGGCTGTCTTCTACGGGTTGACTATCAACAGGGACGATTGGCTCTGCTGCACTGGCATTTGCTTCTGCGCCTGGGTCCGTGTCAACAGTGATGCCAAGCTCATCGAGTTTTTCTAGCTCCGCCTTGCGGGCAGTTAGCAACTCGTCGAGGTCGCCACCTTGCTCAGCAACTACATCGCTCAGGGTCTTGAAGCCGCAGCGGATTGCTTCTTTGTAAGCAGCAACTTCCTTCTGCGGATCAACCCAACCCCACCCGCGTGGCATCCAACGGACACGGCGGAAGCGCTCAGGGTCTACCTCGTAAACGGGCAGATTTAGAACGCCGCTAAGAACGGCAAGGTCTAGCCACTGCTCAAAGACCCGTTGGTTGAGGTTGTCGATCAGCCAGCGTTGCAGGGTGCGCCAGTGCTCGCGCTCTTCCAGCAGGCTCAAGCGGCTGCTGCTGTAGTTGGTCTGGCTGAAGTCGTGGCTGAGGTTTTCGTAGCTGAGGCCCATGCCAGCGCTGACAGCACGGAGCATTGACCGCAAGAACGGCTCAAACTGCCCGTCAGGTGCGTCAAGGCTTGGCACCGTAACGCTTTCGCCGCTGGCCAGGTACTTAAACGTTCCAGGCTCAAACGCCGTGACGCGCTCGCCGTCATAAACGTCATCTCCCTCAAGTTCGCCTTCGGGGGAGGTAATGAAACCCATCAGGGCGCTGCTTGCCCGGGCCCGCACGATCTCGGCCTCTTCATACCCAGCAAGGTGGTGCAGTCGCTTGATTGCTGAGGCAAACCAAGTGACGCCTCTGGTCTGCATCGGGCGATCCATCAGGAAGAGATGGATGATTTCCTCAGCCGGCACCCGCTTGCGCTGCTGCGCGTTGGTCACCGTCGCGTGAGGGTATTGATAGTCGCCCGGGTGCTTTTCCAGAAACCAGTAGGCAACAGGGCGCTGCCAAGAGTCGATCTCAACTCCCATGCGCACGTTGTTGCCGCTGCCAGGGGCGGTGCCGTTGTAGGTGTCGTCAAGCAGGTCAGCTTCAATGACCTCAAGGCCCAGGGGCACAGGCGAGCCACCAAAGCTCTGCTTGACCATGCGGATCAGCACCTCTCCGCTTTCAGCAACGCTGCGGATCGCTAGCGACTGAATCTCAGAGAAGTTCAGCTTGCCGGCGCAATGGCAATACTTGCTGCGGGTCCAGTCGGCCCATGCCAGCTCGATCGCGTCGTTGGTAGGCGTGTCGAGCCTGTTGCCGCGCTGCCGCTTGACCTGGGCTTGAAAGCCAATCCCACTACCAACAACGTTGGCGGCAATAGCCCGTAGGGCCTGGCGGGCGTAGTCCGAATCACGTACCAGCTGACGTGCGCGGTTACGTAGTGCCGCGAGGCTTGCGCGAACCTCGGCGTCGGCGCTAGTGCCGGTAGTTACCCAGTCGCTTGTCAGGCGGTTGACCCGGGCACCTTCAAACATGCGGCGCCGTGGTGCAGCTGCTGGCACCGGGGCCGCTTCAGCGCGAAAGAGTTCGCGGATTGCAGAACGGATGCCCATCAGAACCTCACGAACAGGGTGTGCGGATCACCAAGGCCACTGGCGATCTTTGCGGCCCTTTGCTCGCGGGCCACGATCGCCTTTAGCTGGCTCTCGCGTGCGCGTAGCTCGGGCAGGTCAACGCGCTTAAAGGTGCGGTTGCCAATGCTGTATTCCTTGGCTTTGTCCGCGATGATTGCGCGGATAGCTGTAGTTACAGCTTCAAGGTCTTTCTCAGCTTGCGTGCGCCCGTCAAACGCGCCAGCAGTTCCCGTGTAGGCATAAGTCGAGAGCACTTCAAGCCGCGCAGTGCCCAGCGGAAACTTCTCGCTGCTCTTCGTCGCCTCCGCGTAAACGTACCAGTTGCCAGGATCAAACCCGGCCGAATCACTGGCAGAAATCGTAAACTCCCAACCCGTTCCATAAGCAGACCCCGCAACGGTGTGGGCCTCTCCGTAGTCGTTAAACCGGAGGTAGTAGGTGAGGGTCCAGTCAGAGCTGTCAATGCTCTCTTCTAAGGGACCAGTAAAGGAATCATCCCGCCATTTAATTGTTTGGCCTGCATAGACCTTGGTGGGAATGTTCACGTCACCAGCTGCTTACGAATGACTTGGCAGGCGCAGACGCCTTCTTAGGTGATTTTAGCTTTGGCTTTTTGTCGCCTTCTAGCTCTTTAGCTAGCTGCTCCCACATCGTCTGGGGGTTCATGCGTCGGCTAAATAGCAGCATTGCGGCATAGGCATAGACGGCACAATCAAGCGCCTCGTTTCGATCGCCGGCCTTCTTTACCCATTCACGAATTGGGAACCCCCGGTGGTATCGGAGGGCTTGGCGTTCGCTGGTGAGCTGCCTGAAGTAGTCATCGTCGGCAGCCATGCCGAAGTGCAGAGCGCCAACGCCGTCGTCATGGCGTAGACGGCCAAAGAGCGTGGTCTTGATTGTGTCGGTGCCAAGGCTGAAGAGCGTGACGCCTTTTTTGATCGTGCGGCCCCTCCAGTTGACATCAACCTTGCTGCCCTTGCCCACGGCAGGGCTGTTGCGCCTGCTGCTGCCCTTGATCGCAACGACGCCTTGGGGCAGGCGATCACGCACGTACTGGTAAGTCTCATGGGTGCAGTGGCCGCCGCTGTCGATCGCCATCTTTCGGATCGTCAGCTCTTTGCCGCTAGCTGTTGGCCACTTGGTCGCTAGCACTTGGTCAAGTTGGCCCCAGACCTCAGGCTGCGTTGGGTCTCCAAAAAGTTCTTGGTGGTAGATCAGCCAGCCGGCCTGACCTTCGCCGTACCCCCAGACGCTGACCGCTAAGCGGTTGTCCTGAACGTCTACCCCAGCCGTCAACAACACGACGCCATCAGGGCAGGTGCCTGGCTCATACGCCAAGCGCTTTGCCATCAGGCCATCTGAGTTGACCATGGCGGTGTAATCCTCCTCCCAGACCTCAGCCAGTCGGGTGTTGACGAATGACTTGAGCGCCGGGGCGTCACCCTTGGCACGTAGGAAGTCGTCTACCAACTGCTCCCAGCTGCACCAACCAAGCGGGCTGTAAAGGCCAGAGAGGTGGAAACCTGCTGTCTTGCCGTCTGTCTTATTGGTGGCAAGCCACTGGCCAGCAGCAAGCATCTGCGGCTTGTGCGTCTCCTCAAAGCGCTCTTTGCAGTGCTCGCATTCGTAGCGAACAGTGCTCGGTCGGTCCTTTTCCCATTTCAGCTGCGGCCACTTCAGCCACTCCATCACCCCACAGGAAGGGCAAGGCACGTAGTAGCGGCGTTGATCTGAAAGGGCGTACTCCGTCTCAATACGGCTGAAGTCTTTGA